CCCAAGAGGAGTCGTCCATAATCTTGGCGTTGATTTCGTACGTATTGACACCGTCAACGTCGCTTGCTAGCAACTGCACATCGGTGTATTCCAAGGCGACATCGATATCAGCTTTGTAGGCAGTGCCGTCGCCAACGTCCGCGCCAGTCGCTGTGAGGTTGAGGAAGTCAATCGTGCCCGCCTCGCCCTTGTCGTAGAACTGGGTGATGGCCGTGGCGTTTGAGTCCACGACTAGCCGCACGGTCCCGGTGACGGCTGCCGACTCGACGGCTTGGCCGAAGTAGTCATTACCGTCTTGATACTTGTGTGGGACAAGGCCAGTTGTCCAGTCCATCGACCAACTTCGAAGGAAATTGGGGATGGTGCTGGCGCCGTCGAGCCCGGACTGGGCCGTGGCGAACTTCGGCATCCAGAGGTAGCCGGGGATGTAAACGGGGTCCACGCTGGACAGCGATGTCTTAGTAGTCTTGGCCGCTTGCCGGCCAACGATGTTGGCGGATAGCTGCGTCATCCCGTCCGAGTCGGCAGACATCGAGATGTCCGTTGCGAAGCAATATTCCGCTTCATAGTTCTGCACGTCGTCGCCGTACTCGCAAGTCAGCGACCGCGCAGTACCGGCGGACGAGCCGCCCCAAGCATTCACGTCCCAGAGGTACGACGTGCCCCCGCTGGTGGCTGCCGTGGAGCCGTTAGGGAACGCGAAGAAAAACGGCAGCTCATCGAACGAGATACCCGCGTCGTCCACTGTTCGGAAGTTAACGGCGACCGCCTCGCCCATCCGGGTGGCATAGGTAGCTGGATTGCGTGACCCGGTGCGCCGCCCATCGTGGTACGACTTCTGCCAGTCGATTTGGAACGTGCTGGAAAGGTCCGGGTACATCATCCGGGTGGCCGCTACGGCGGTACCCTTAGTGACTTCCATTCCAACTTGGAAGTGCGATAGAAGCCGCGCTCCGGCCATTGGCTATCTCCTAACTGGTCGTCGGGTCATAGCCCGACTCGTGGTGGACGCCTACTTCAAACTCGATAACGGCGTACTCTTTCTCTGCGTACTCACCGGTGCCCGCCGTGGATGAGAGGATTACTGCGTGCGTGGTCCCCGACGAGGATAGACCCAAGTCGAACTGAGACTCCAACTGGTCCACTAACACCTCTAGCCACGCATAGAGCGCGGCCATCCCCCGCGGTCTGTCGCTGGTCTGGGCGATGTAAAAGCGAACCGGGAAGATGAGATTGGTGCTGCGCTTGTGCCCGCTGTACGAGTAGCTCACCTCCGGTGGGAACACCAGCGCTGTTGGCGTGGTGGTGATGGCATTGGGCAACTCGTGGGTCGCCGTCGCCGGGTCGTTATAGCCCGATGGCGGGGTGATAGCTGCGGCTGCGAAGCGGGCCGCTAGGGCGCTAGCGATTGCGGCTATGTCCACCGACTAGCCCACCCAGCTAGGGGAGATGACCGTACGATAGCGCTCAAGCACCGCTTGATACTCCGGCTCTGGGAGAAAACGGACGATAGCCGCTCCGAAGTCCGTGGTGCCGATGGCTAGTACCTCACCGCTCTGGCTGGACTGGAACATCCGCAGCCCCGCGATGAGGGCCACTTGGCTTAGGTCCGGCGGGATGGCCGCCCATCCCCATCCACTGCTGGGCGTGATGCGTGCGCTGTTCCATCCGGCCGGGAATACGCCGTCCCTCCGGTACAGTTCGAAACCCGGCCAGCCCGTGGGGCGGTCGTGGCTGAACGGGCGTAGCTCTATGTCTGTGATGGTCGTGTAGGTGGTACCCTTGTCGCTGCTGACTTCCACGGTAGTGGGGGCGTCTTGCAGCCCTTGGCGGACATACAGAAGCCGTGAGCCGTCGCCGTCGAACGTGCGGACGGCGGTGCCCGCGTCGGCGACCGGCCCGCCGATGTAAGACTCAAACATCTCATTGACTGCCGTGGCGATGCCGCCCAGCCGGGTGTCAGCGTTGACGTCGGAGATGGCGGCGTGCGTCTTAATGGCCGCAGCCGTCGTGTAGTTTTGCGCTGCCATATGGCTACCTCCCTTCGATTGCACTTGACTTCATAGCCAACAGTGCTACTATTGGACTATGAAGAAGCGGCATACCCTACGAATCAAGCGCCATACGTATCGCGGGCGAGATGGATTTCTCATCTTTGGCCGGCCGTCCTCCACGTCGGGGGGCTGGCCAGTTAAAATCTTCACCGGTACGGCTGAGTCAGCGCGAACAATCAAGGCAAAGCTGATTGCCGACCCCTACGATGAGTCCATTGACCGGGATTTGGTCTAGCCCGTGGCTTGACCGCTCAGCCCGGGTGTCGGCTATAGGATGTAGGCAGCGCCTACCGAGTAAGTGATTGAGCCAGCGTCAGCCACAGCGACGTTGAGCCGCCACACGACCGGGAGGACATCGGTTGCCACGGAGTTGGCTGCTGCCGTGAGTCCGGGGTAAATCTTCAACGTCGTGGTACCCACAGCGTTGACGGCTGCGCTTACGAGTAGGTCGTAATACTTCCCGCTCGTGCTGTCCTTACCTTGCGCGGTGAACGTGAGCGATGCGGTGGCGGGGTCCACGGTCACGTCGATGGTGATGACCACCCCGCGCGCTACGTGGTTGAACTGGTCCGCGCCGGTTACGAGTGCGGTACGCGCCGCGCTAGCAAGTAGCGTGACTTCCTTGTTTACGATTGGTGCTCCGGCCATTACAGCCTCCCTTTACGTGGTGCCGGTACCGGCGTTCTTGGCGCGCGCCGGTAAGGCTGGAACGATGATTGATGCTTAGCGGTACTCGTTAGGCTTGCTAACTGCCGCTGTCTCATAGACCTTGCCGCGTTTATCAACAACACAACAAGCGTGTCCGATACCACAGTCACAACCTCCACGACTGTTCACGCAAGCGGGACAAGTCGGGTCCGCACTTATCGGGCGTGCCGCTGTCAAACGGCGTGTCAAACGTCTCACCGCCGCGCCAACCCCCGCCCCACTTCCGCTTGTAGTGCGCGGCGTTCTGGGGATATGTACGTGTGTTTTCTGCCTCAAGTGCAGACCCCTTCCAAGAAAGGCCGGAGCCGTGCATAGACCCGGTGCGAAAGTGATTGTAGTGCGGGACTCCAGCGACGTTACAGCGATGCTCGTAATCGCAGTCCTCTAGGTAGATAGGGTGGAATGACGGGTCGTACCAACCGACTTGCTCTACGCACTCGGCGGTGAGACCCATTAAGCGCCAGTCACCCGCGATGCCTACCCACCGCGGGTTTCCCTTTTCCATCTCCTCTACCAAGTAGCGGATGTCTCCGGGTGATAGTTCTGTGTCCGCGTTTGCAATCAAGACGTAGGGGTCCGTCAGTAGGGCGGACCGCATAATCTCGTTCCACGACGCGGCCACTCCGAGATTGGCGTATGGCTGTGTGACCCACGCATCGTCTGGGAGATAATCGAAGTCGATTGCCCCTTCGCTGTTGTCCACGATGAGCAACCGCGCCTCACCATCCACGGACCGGACGAGCCGTTCTAGTGGCTCTTCCGGTCGGAGCACCGGGATTCCCAGTAGCGGCCTATCCTCCATCCCGCAGATACCACGCGATGGTGTCGGTGATGATGGCGGCCCGGTCCCGCTTCGGGTGCCACGACAACTCAGAGTAGGCGTGCGCCGTCGAAGGCACCTTATCCGGGGCCTCGCGAAAGGCGGGGCCGTGAAGGTCTACGGGGTCCACGAGGTCAACCGTTTCGGGACCACCGGCAATGGCCCGGATAACCTCGTGCGCTAGGTCACCGATAGTGCAAGCGTTATCGGCGTTGCCCAAATTGTAGATGGCGCCGTTACGACCTTTGAGCCCAGTAGCGTAGATTCCGTCTGCGATGTCTTGAACGTGTGTAAACGCACGGATTTGCGAGCCGTCGCCATAAACCGTGAGTGGCTCGCCCGCTAGGGCCGCTTCGATAAAGCGGGGCAGCACGAATCCGCCAACCAACGACTGCCGGGGACCAGCCACGTTGAACGGTCGGACGATGCGGAGTTGACGCAGCGAGTTTCGAAGCATCATCTCGCCAGCCAGCTTGCCCACGGCGTACTCCGCCCGGGCGCTTGCGTCGGAGCCAATCACTAGGCTGGCTTCCTCTTGGACCGGCTGGGGCTGCTCCCCATAGACCTCCGACGTGGAGACGTAGACCACGGGGCACGTGAACGCTTGCAGCCACGTAGCCATAGAGACAATATCGGGGACAATCCGACCGGCTTGGCTCAAGACTCCGACCGGCCCGACCGGGCCAGCGAGATGGAACACCACGCCGAACCGCGCCGACTGGTCGCCCGTCTTGACTCCTTGCACGCGCTTCTGGATGTGCTTGACTCCGGCGGGGAACGGCTCTACCGGCTCTGCCGGGTCGATCACGACGACCGTGTGGCCGTCCGCTGCCAACGTGTCCACGAGGTGGGAGCCGATAAACCCGGCCCCGCCCGTCACTAGTGCTTTCATTGCTACCGCCCTTGCTGGTTTCCGCGCTTCTGTGAGCGCTTGCGCTTTTTGCTCTTGGGCCGGACAGCGCGGTTGATCGGCTGTCCGTCCGGGGCCACTAGGCCGGGACTCGCGGGGACTGCCAGACCCGACTTAGCCGCCTTCCCTCTGGTGCTGGCCTCTCGCATCTTGTCGAGCAAGGGGAGCCACTTATCTTCGAATACCGTGTCGGCGTCGTACAAGTCTCCGCGCTCTCTGGCGATCGCGCTCCGCTCAACGGCGGCAGCAGTGCTACGTTCGGCGTACGACTCGCTAAGCGCTGCGATGATCGAGGGGACGTAGGGCGTAGCAAGGAACGAGCCTTGGCCGTAGTCATACTGTAGCTGGAACTCTACGCGCCAGCCGGTATCGCCCACAATCTCTGGCTGGGCCGAAAAGTCGGTGACGATGGCGGGGGTCCCGCATCTCATCGCCTCGACTACCGGGATGCCGAACCCCTCACCGGCTGACGCGGCTAGCAGCACGTCCATCGCGCTGTATAGCTCGGCCAAGTCCTCTTCCGTGGTCAGACCCACGCGGTACGAGAGCGGGTCCACCGACCGGATGCGATTGGGGTCCATATCCAAGATGTTGATTAGGCTGGGAAGGTCTACCCCGCCGGGGCGCTGTAGGTCCGTGTGCAAGTAGATATAAACGTCGTCGTGCTCGTGCATCAGAGCGGAGACGGCTTGTAGGTTTTCGCCCCACGCCTTGCGCGGGGGGAACTTGCCGATGTTGGCCGCGTTTATGCCGATAAGGAAGGCGTCATCCGGTACTTGCATTCGCTGCCGCACGTCGGACTCCGTGGGCCGGAAGTGCGCTTCGATAGCGTGGGGAATGTACGTTGACTTGATTCCCGCCTCAGACATCGCTCGCTGTCCGAACTCGGACATCGCGATGGCGGGGCGTGGCCCCGCTTGCTCTGTGCCGCGCAACCAGTCCACCACTTCGGGGCCAACCGGATAGTGGTCCACCGGGACCCAAGACATCGTGGGGAAGCCACGAAACTGGTTCTTGTTCATTGGCCACACGTCGTACAACGTGAACACAAAGTCCGGCTTGATCTCTGCCGCTTGGGCGTCCACCGTCTCGGTGCTGTATTGGCTCACGCCTTGGGGCCATACGGTGATGCCGCTGTAGTCAGTGATGCCACAACCGGCTTGTTGCCCGCCGTAGTTGCTCAAAACGTGCACCTCGTGACCCGCTGCCAATAGGCGCTTGGTTACTTGCTTGGTCTGTCCGCCGTAGCCCGTAGGGGCCACGGGGTGGTTGCTATACCACGCTAGTCTCATATCCGCCCTCTCTCTACTTAGGGTCCGCCCGGGTCCGGCCAGTCCAGTGGGGGACCGGAAGGAATTGTTGGGAGCCGGGACACGGGGGCGGGCCGTGCCCCGGCCAGAGACAGCCCCCGACCGAAGCCGGGGGCTGGGTTTAATCAGCCGCCAAGCTGACTAGTCCGAAGACTAGGTGTCGGCGCTGATCATATAGTGGACTGCCGCTGTGTCCACGAGGTCGCCGTCCACTTCAAGAATGGTGCGGATAGCAACTTGGTCGTCTTGGAACTTGAAGTCCACTGACGTATCGACGCGCAGCGGTAGACGCCGCACGTAGTAGGCGGAGAAGTCTCCGAAGGCAAGCGACTTGCTAATGCTGGCGGGGGCTGCCATCGCGGGGTTCTCCCACAGAGGGCGTGCCAGAAGCGAGCCACCCGGCGCGGTATCGGCGATGCCGTTACCAAGCGGGTTGTACATAAAGTTGCCGTTACTGTCCTTGATCTTCCTAATCTTTGTCATCGAGTCGGTGGCGACTTGCCACGAGGCGACGCCCGGAAGCCGGTAACCGGCAGCCGGTGACATAAAGAGGTCGATAAGGTCAGAGGGACCGAAAAACGTGTCCGTGGACTGGTCCGCGGCGGTGCCGCTCGCAGTTCCACCGTTGGTCGCCGCCGTGATGAAGCCGTTAGGCTTATCAGAGCCGTCGCCCGTGGTGAAGTGCGCGCCAGCGTCGATACCAATCTCGCGCGCTGCACCGCTCGCGATGATCTTAGCAAGGCCGATGACGTTGGACCGAGCAAGCTCCGTGCTCACAAACGTGATGCTCGGGTACTTGTACGTGTACAGCGTGACGCTGGAGATTGTGGGGTCTGCGGCAACGATGCCCGTGTTTTCCGCCGTCACTGTGCCGCCATAGGCTTGGTCGGCTGTCTTACGGGGGATGACAAGGGGGACGTTATCGTCCGTCTCAAGGACGGTAGCAACGTTAATGACCGGGTTGACGGTTCGCTCGTAATCCACGAACAAGTCTGCAAACTCGGTCGGGACGGCGGAGCCGCCATCGGGGGTGTTGCCGAGAGCACGAGACTCAAAGCGCGCACCCGGAACGTCGCCCGTGACGATAGCGCGGAGCGTGTCGTACTGGCTGACGGGGCCGGCCTTCTCGATGGCCGCAACCTTGGGGGCGATGCGCGTAGCAATCGAGTCCTCAAGGTTCACGCCAGCGATGCGCTCGGTGTGCCGCGTCTCTTCGGCGTTGAGGGCGTCAAGGTCCGCTTCGATACGGTCCATCTGCTCTCGCTCCTCAGAAGTAAGGTCGCGGTTTTCAGCGGCCACCTCATCGGTCAGAGACGTGTAGGCTACCCACGCGGAGCCCTTACGCTCACGGATTGAGCGGGTGTAGTTGTCAAGCTCCATTCTGGAACCTCCCAATTACAAGGGTTGGTTTGTTGTACGGCAACACTGCCACTTAGGCAGCGTCGTCAGAGGGGAGCGGTGGCGCTGTCGGGCGCATCCGTTTAAACGGGCGACCCAGTTGACTCCGACTCATAGCCCAAGCGGTGGGCAAGTGCAGCCCTTCGGGCTAGCATCTCCACCGTCTGCGGGTTCACATAGGGGGTTGGTACGCAAGCGTTGATAGCTCGCTGTAGTAGGTCGTGCTGCTCACCCGTCAGTTCCGGGCTATCAGCGGTAAGGGCCGCGAGCGCAGAACGCATCACGGTGTCCTCCACTTGCACGGCATCGGCCAGCGCTCGGACTCCCACGCTCGTCTGCGGATAGGCGGGCCAGCTAGAGACAGTGGAGATCTCGAAAAGTTTGACTTCTGACACATCGCGGATCTGGCCGTCATCCCCCTCACTCCACGTGGCCGCGTCGGGGTTGCCGAGCGAAAAGCCGACGGACATCCCTTCCACGTCGCCGCGCTCGATGGCATCCACCACGGGCCGTCCCCACTCGTTGTCGGGGGGAACGATGCGATGCGCTAGCCCGTGGTCATCGGCGCTGAGTTCAAGCGTGCCCTTGCGGGTGGATCCGATAACAACGTCGGAGTTGTGGTTGTGGAACGCCTTAATGCTGTCGCCGCGCTCGCTCAGCGTGCGGTCAAACGACGTAGCTGCAAACCGCTCGCGAAAACCGCCCAAGTCGTCGGACAGCACGCCGAACACGGCGCTGTATCCGTAGATGGTCGGGAGGTTATGCCCCGCCTCGCTGCGGAGTTCTGGCGTCTCCGGAGAGAAACGTACTTCTCGTGTGCTCATAGTGCTCCTAAGTCGTCTTGAGTAGAAGTGCTGGGGGCCGCTGCCCGTGGTTTTTGGGTCGGGTCCGTCTCGTCCTAGGACGGGACGCCCTCGCTAGCGGTGTCCTCTGGGTCGTCGTCTTCGATAAGGTACTGCGTGGTCGGGTTGAGACCGAGATGGTCGATACCCGAGATTCCGACGTGGGCCGCTGAGCCCACCGGATCGAACCCGGCGCGGATGAGCTTGGACATATCTTCCAACGCGGGGTCACTCGTCCGGTTATTGGGGGTGTCGAGATAACCGCCCTCACCATCCGGGGCCGGTGTCCGGTCCTCCGAAGCGCGCCACTCATCGCGGGTGATCACGCGGTTCTGGATCTCGATGGCGCGGATTTGTGCCCGCGTTTTACTGTCGCCGCGTAGGAGCGCGTCAACGTTGAACTTGACGAAAGTGTCGGCGCCGGGGATAAAGCGTGAGTAGACCGTCTCTAGCCGATTGAGCACCGGAACAAGAGCGTGCTTCACGTACTCGATAGACCGCTGCTCGGAGTTGCTTCCGAGGCTGCTGCCCGCCTCACTGGCGAGTAGGTGGGGCGGGATGTGGTAGAATCGGCAAGCCTCTTCAAGAACGTGCACCCAGAGCGGGGCTAGCTCGGCCTCACCCGGCTTGATGGTCCCCTCGTGGATGGTCGCGCCACCCGTGAGGACGCCCGTCACCCAAGACTTCTTGTTGCCCTTGTGCTTGAATTCGAACTGTCGCCGGATGCCCGCGATCTCCTCGCTGCTGGGTTTTCGACCCTCACGCGGGAGGAGGATGATGCCGCCCGTGGTGGCACCATTCTGGAAAAAGTTGCCAGCCCATCGACGGGCTGCTAGTTCTAGGCCGGTGAACTCTCGGGCTTGCTCCACCATATCCAGCCCGCGAAGGTCGCCGGGTAGGCTGATCCAAGGGACGTGGGCGATGCTGCTGCCGTCCACTGGGGCCCCCTCGATCGGGATGTAAACGGGGTAACCATCGGCACCGCGTTCGACTTCGATGCCCTTTGGCGGCAGCACGTTGATAGCTCGGGGCACGGTCGTATTGGGCAGCCCCTCCAAAAACAAGTTGCCGTTGCTAAGTAGCGAGACGACAGCCTCCGAGAGGTGGGCTTCTGACGTAGACCACGGTCCGCCGTTTGGGCGGTCCATCCACGCTGGGGAGTCAATCATCTCCCGCGCTTTGCCCGCCTTGCGAAAGGCGTGCCACGGTAGTGATGAGATGTCATCGGCCAGAAGCCGGATGCACGCGCCCATAGCGGCCCGCATAGCGGACTGCACTGTCACTTCCTCCCCCGCATCGGGGGTCGTGCCGGGGAACTGGTTTGTGGCGAAACCGAAGTCCGATGCGTCCACGGCCCGAACCTCACCCGTGGTAGTGTCGAACCCCCACCGGGCGTTACTGTCTTTCGAAGCCACATAGTCTCGGGCTCTGTCTAGTAGACCCATCTGGCCTCCGGGTTAGTCAAACGGGATAAACTCAAGTCCCGCTCCTTTATCGAATGTGAGAGCACGGTTGTGGGCCATTACCGCTGCCACAGCCAAGTCGATCTTCTGGCCGTGTGTTTGCTTGACGATATGCCCGCCGCCCCAGCCCTCTTTGATAACGGCGTTGGCGATGTGTCGGGCTAGGCGGGGGTCACCATCGTGGGTAACTCGCTCTTCGATCACTGCGGTGTACATCTCGCGGGTAGCTGGCTTCATTCGGCCACTGGTCGGGGGCCACTCCACGATGGGCGCCCCGGACTCCTCCCAGCGGGCTAGGTGCTCGCGCCAGTAGGCCGGGTCACAGACCACCTCCACCACGTTGTGGTGGTCGAGCGCTTCGAACAGCGTGGCCTCGACCTCCTCTGACGGCACCACCCAAGCGTGGGCTTCCGGTGGCCGCTCCCACGCCTCCACCACGAAGATGTGCCTAGAGTCGATCGTGATGCCAACGATGGCCGTGGAGTCGTTGGTCCACGAGCCGTCGAAAGCGAGTACGACTTGCTCGTCACTGCTGACTTGCCGATCGCTTGCTCGCCTCCCCCACAAGCCGTAGGGTAGCCACGACTGATGGCCGCTCACCCAGCAGTTGAGCCGCTTGGTACGGTACTCGTTTTCTGGCGTCTGTGGCGGTAGGGCGCTGTCCAAGTCCAACGGGTCTAGGACAGAGCCGAGACTCGGGTTCGCTTGCGCGCGAGCCGTTTCGTCTGCCGGGTCGGCATCCTCGTCAGCCGGGGCGTACCACGTGAAGCCGAACGTGGGATCCGCGTTTTCGCCACTCGCGATGGTGCGACCGTAATCAAACAGTTGCTTGCAGATAGTCGGCTGGCCGAACCTATCCACCATCACGCCCGCCGTGGTGATGATGACCATAAGCGGGTCGACGCGAGCACCCATTGCTAGGCTCATCACGTCGTATAACTCACGGTCCGGAAGCGCGTGTAGCTCGTCAAAGATGATGGCGCTGGGAGAAAGCCCCTCTTTGGTAAACGACTCGCTGGACAGCGCGGTGTACGTGCTGCCCGTCTCGGGGAACTCGATGACGCTGCGGTACGACTTAAGCATCTTGGACAACCCGGGGTCCATCTCAAC